GCATTGTCCTAGAATTATGCTTACACAGCATCCTTCAGTTTAACCGCAGACCCAATACCCTTATCAGAATACTTGCTGTCAAATGCGTCAGCCGTTAGCTTGCTAATTTGTTGGCGCACATTCCTATGATCATCTTCAGCCAACTTACACAGCTTTTGATATGTTGGTAAATCCACTGCAACAGACTTGTATCTTTTTGTATCAGTCATTATAATTTCCCATGACGACCCATTAATAAAGGCATATTATCATGTATACCTATAAACGCAAGAGCAAGTATGGCGCACAAAAAACCACGTTCATGGGAATTACTTTTGACTCCAAATGGGAGGCAGAAAGATGGGGTGAACTGACTGCAATGGAACGTGCTGGGTACATTGTAAATTTGGAACGTCAGATACCTTATGACATCTTAGTGAACGGTATGAAGATATGTAAGTACGTTGCAGATTTTAGATATAATCAAGTAGATGACTACGGAAACGAAACTCAAATAGTCGAGGACGCAAAAGGCGTAGAAACACCTGAATTTAAATTAAAGAAGAAGCTGATGAAGGCCGTTTTTGAAATAGATATTTACCTTTCTAAAAAAAAATAAAAATAATTTTTTAAAAATACCGTTGACATAGAACTATCAAAGCCTTACTTTCTCCAAATGGTTTTAGCGAACTGCGAGGAGAAAGCTGATGAACGCTATGAACAACACTAATGATCTGTCCGCTCTTTACAACAAGCGCGAAGAGATCAAATCTAAAATCCAAGACCTTCAGGGCGAACTGAAGATCTTGAACAACTCCCTAAAAGATATGTTTGAGGATACTGCCCAAATGCAGCTTGCCCAACAGGGTAAGGATTTTGGTCAGACCAGTATGACTAGTGGTGATTACAAGGTCACTCTTGATTACCGCAAGCGTGTCGAGTGGGATCAAGACGAACTGGTAAATGCTCTTAATGACATGGACCCAGATACAGCAAGGCACTTTGCTACTGTTAAATACAGTGTTGCAGAGGCTAAGTTTCAGAACGCTCCACCAGAAATCAAGGCGTCTTTATCAGAGGCTCGCACTGTATCTCTGCAAGGCGTTACTGTGGATATTAAGAAAGTGGAGGGCAACTAATGTTAAAGATTATTTCCGCAGAAGAACGGCTGGCAGAAAAACGTGGTCACAAAATTGTGATCGCGGGTCAGTCTGGTGTGGGAAAAACATCACTGGTGCGTACACTAGACATGAGCAAAACATTGTTCATGGACCTAGAAGCTGGTGATGCCGCCATTGAAGGATGTGAAGTCGATGTCATTAGACCACGCACTTGGCAAGAGTGTAGAGACTTTGCATGCTTCCTTGGCGGGGCTAATCCTGCGTTGAATGAGGACTCTCCGTATAGCATGTCACACTATGAATATGTGTGTCAGACCTACGGTGATCCTGAAGCTGTACTAGCTAAATACGATACTATATTTATTGATAGTATTACTGTTGCTGGGCGGCTTTGTTTTACACACAATCAAAATCAACCAGATGCTAGATCAGACCGTACAGGCAAGCTAGACACTCGTGCAGTGTATGGGGCGCAAGGTCGTGAGATGATGGCATGGTTAACTCACCTTCAACATATTCGTGAAAAGAATGTTATCTTTGTCGGTATTCTTGATGAGAAGACTGATGAGTATGGACGGCTTAGTTACGACTTACAGATTGAAGGCGCAAAGACAGGGCGTGAGTTGCCCGGAATTGTTGATGAGTTGATTACTATGACGACAATCCCAGCAGACGATGGAACTATGTTCAGGGCTTTCGTATGCACAACTTTGAATAGGTGGGGATACCCTGCTAAAGACAGAAGCGGTAGACTTGAAGAGATTGAAGAGCCGCATCTTGGCAAACTGTTTGCAAAAATGTCTGGCCCAAGACCAGAGGGCATGCAGTTTGTAAATCCAAAAACGATCAATAATACAGAAGAGGAATCCTAGAATGCTTGATCTAAATAACGTACCACCAATGGAAGGCTCTGGCGGTGGGGATTTTGAATTAATGCCTGATGGAACTATTGTTCGCGCAATCGTATCACTGCAAGGT